TAACCAATTGTATAAGTGATACTCCAAGTTCCAGCGGTTAAACTTTGTGAACCAATCGTGGTCATGACATTTGAACTTACTGTAAAAGATGTTCCGGGTTGATACAGAATATTTGTCCCTAATCCATATTGATTTAAAATACAACCTTGAACCCATGCAGTTGTTGGAATTTTGGTTGTGCTGTCGCTGTATGCTGGTTGGGTTGCCGTTGATGTGGGAGAATTTGTAGTATTAATATTAAAAGTTACAGCGTCAAAACTAAAAGGACTTACTTGAACTCCTCCACTCGTGTTTGTAAAAAAATTGTGAGAACCGCTATTTGTGTCATTATCATATATGAAAGCACCACTACTGCCGTATATTTGTCCTACGTATGTTGATAATGAGTTTTTGTCTTGTAATTGATAATATACATTATTAATAATTCTATCTGCATGAACTGTGCCGTTCATAGTTATTCTATTATTTATGTTTACTGATGAACCACTCAACAATTTTAAATCCATACTGGTTTGCGACCCATCACCAAATAGAATTTGATTGTCGGCAGTAGGGTAGAAAGTAGTTTGCGTAGGGTTATTACCTATCACAATGCAATTGTTATAATCAAAACCACCAGACCCTTTTGAACCAGCGTAAAAACCTAAACATATATTAAGGTCACCAGTTCTTACTAATCCACCCGTTCCCGCCCCTATCAAAGTGTTTCCGACTCCATTTGTAATTGCACCTCCCGCTCTATGACCAAACATGCTGTTATTGTTTGCACCCGCTGTTATTGCTTGTCCACAAAAATAACCGACTGCTGTATTGTTGTCTAAACCAGTTGCAGTTATATTATAAACACCCACACCTACTCCTACATTTTGATTTCCTACTCCAACTGCAATTGGATTAAACCCATTTCCAAGATAAGTATTTTGACCTCCGTTAGAAACAACTAAACCACTATCAAATGTGGTTGCTAATTGAAATTCGTTTGTCCCACTCCAAACATTATTTAATGGAAGTAAATTGACAGCATTTGATGCAGTGGTTTGAACTGTATTATCTGGAAATTGTAATGTTCCAGCATTAAGGTCAATGCCCGCGTTAAATGTTGCTAAACCAGTGTGATTGGTTTGTTGCAATGTTTCGTATGCTTGTCCCGTTGGATATTTGTAATAAAGTAAGTCTGCTTCTGCTTGTGATAAACCTCCATTTGCTAATGTGTGATTAAAAGCATTTGTATCAAATACATTACTATAAAAACTTGGTGGTGGATACGTCGCCATTATATATAGTTAAAGGTTTTTTTATTTGATTAAATACTTTAATCAAAATACCAAGCACCAGTTTGAGTTGTGTTGTATGAGTTGTTTGATGTATAATAAGCGGTGGTATTTAGTGTTGATGATGGTGAACTGATTATTTTTAAACTCGCCACACAAGACATCACATTACCTAATAAATTACCGCCACTAATAGTTGGATTTTGTGGGAACTCAATATACCAAGCAATTTTAGATGGTACTGAACCCGCCGACCAATAAAATCGTAAAGGGGTAAAAGAATATGATGACCCACTTGCATTTGCTGGAAAATAAGTTTGCTGAGTGTTCCAATAATTGCTGGTTGTCTGAATATTTTTCAAAAACCAAACTGGGTAAGAGGTTATTCCATCATATCCAAAACACAAGTCAAAATAAGTTGTTCCATTTGGGTTATTCATAGTATGTCCCGACAAATTGGCGGTAGACGTATTGATTGTTCCCGATGTAGTAGAGGTTGTTCCAACATATGCAGTGCAAACATATATGGAGTATTGAAATTCACATCGTCCAATTATTAATTGAGTAGCAGTAAACGCACCCGTATATCCCACTACATTCATATATCTTAAATAATTAGTAGCGACATTACCATTTGTTATGTTATCACTTGAAACAATCCAAGTTGTTGGTTTCACGTTTACCACTGGGGAAACTGCGGTTTGAACGAATGCAGTTGTAGCAATTAAAGTAGAGTTATTACCAGTGCTTGGAGTAGTTGCCGTTGAACCAGTCGCCAAATGTTCCAAACCTTGTGCTGTTGGAAATTTTAAATAGTTTGCTTGTAAATAGGCACTATCTATTACTTGGGCGTTGTTGGTGAAAGCATTACTATCAAAAATGGGACTATTAAAAGTTGGTGGATTGTATGCTGACATCTATATATATACATATGACAAATTAAGTTTAGCAATTTATCCTAAATAGTTTAATCCACAGAGGAAAAATATCCGTGTATATATAATGACTGCTCCAACCTCTCAAATCATTAACTTTTACGAAAAAATTCCCAAAGACATGTTAGACAAAGCAGAGAATCCCAACAAGCACCTTCACAACCTCAATCTCCCTTTTCGTATGTGTATTGTTGCACCATCTGGGTCTGGTAAAACCAACTTTCTTGTTAATCTTATTTATTTGTTTTCATGTGGTGACAAGGGTACTTTTGAGGACATTACCATTATTACCCGAAATAAAGACGAACCTTTATACAACTTTCTCGTCAAAAAATGCCCGTCCATTGTGGTTAAGGAAGGTATTGAAAACTTACCTCAATTAGATAAAATGGATAAAAAAGTGAACCATCTTGTGTGCTTTGATGATTTGCAGTTGCTAAAGAATCAAGATGGTATCATGAACTACTATATTCGTGCTCGTAAGAAAAACTGCTCCGTTATCTATTTAGCACAGAACTATTATCAAGTTCCAAAAGTTGTTAGGTGCAACTGTTCTTACCTTGTTATTTTAAAACTGTCGGGAGCAAGAGACGCACGCATGATATTAAGTGAGTTGGGATTAGGACTAAACAAAGATGAACTGCACCAGATTTACGAGTACGCGACAAGAGAGAAATTCTCTCCTTTAGTAGTGGATATGGAAAGTGACCCAAGCACAAGATTTAGGAAGGGATTATTGGAAGTAATTCATTGGCGGGGCGACACGTAAGATTTTGTATGAATTGTTGTTTTTCTTTTTCTCCGTTGCATGCTTTTGGGTTTGATTTGTTTAAATTAAATTCAACCACATTTGCAATGTCTTTGTATGGACACACACACCGTTTGTGATGCATTCGTACCAGCGTTTTAATTTTGTTGTATTCGCCCGAGAATATTTTACCACAATCGCAGTTATAAGACATTTGTTTTATTTGTGATGATGACATAGTTTATTGATATTTAATACTCTTAACTATCAATAGAAATTCCATTTCAATTTTTTTTATAACGTTTTTTGTAATTAAGCACTTTTGGTAATGTTTGTATGTAATGACGTTTTCTATCAAACATATTGTCTGATATTTTACCAGTTGCATCAATGCAATTTTCTAACAAATTAAGTTGAGGATTGTTTCCCAATCTTAATTGATGACCACTCCGATTTAATGCTCGTAAGGGATTGTTTGTTATTGTGTGAGTAATAAATCGGTCTCCCGTTTCGTTATTAATAATTTCGTAAATCATATTGTCCTTGTAGTAATAGATAATAATATCACGTTATCTTTAATACTGTTTCAATTTTATTTGTAAAAGTGCCTTTTGAATAATCCATTGTTAATCTCTACTTTGAAAGGCACTCCCTTTTTTTATACTTTTTAAGAAAAGTAAGAATAAATCATAGGGTATACCCTTACTCTTTTACTTACTTTTCTTAAAAAGTATATAAAAGTAGTATAAAAGTGGTTCAGTGCTCCAAGTGGGGCAAATATGCAAGGTTTAAATTATATAATGAATTTTGAAAAATAAATTGATGCCGAAGCAAAAACCCAAAATTTTGGTGCTCCAAGACGATTCAACCTCAACAAACACAAAAACTACTGATAACCACTGGTAGGGGTAGTCAAAGAAAAGAAATTTTTGCAATCACAAAAAGTAGGAACAAGGAACCTTGATTATTTTTATCAGTGATTTTAGAAAGCGTTTAGAAATAGAATAGAAAATATAACTATAGTTTAAATGGGATTTACTTTAGAAGATTTCAAAAACAGAGACATACTCACTAAAATTCAAGTAGTTATCATGGTGCAAATGGAAAGACCTCCTTTGACTGGGTTTAAAACATTGAGTGTTGGGAATCAGCGTAAGTTCAACGAGAAATTGAATGCTTATATACGAACATTCCCAGAAGATGGGTGGGAGGCAAAACTGCAAGAGGATTTTAACATAGCGTGCATTGAGGAATTGTATACTGATACGTTTAAAGCGGAGACGCAGTTCGTAGCATGTTTAAGCACTGAACCAATCAGACTGCGACGCGAAGGTGAGGAGGATATGGATTAAAGTAAGTGTCAGTTTATTTTCATAATTTAATAATCTTTAGGCAGATTATTATATTAGTGAGTATATATAGATGTCAATTAATAGCATTTTCGCTGGGTCTACCCCTAACAGTAGAGATACTTATCGTAT